TGAAGGTAAAATTATTTGATTTTGAAGATGAAAAAGATTTAGAGAGTGCGATTAATAATTTTTTAGATGAAGATATGGATTTAATTGATATTAAGTATCAAGTATCCTCTAGTATCTACAGTGAAGAACAAATCTATTGCTTTTCTGCCATGATTGTTTATTCAAACAAGGAGTAATCTGTAAAATTATTATTGTAAATGTTGTGTAAATGCATATTAAATATTATTGAATGTTTAATTGATTTTATGTGTCTAATTTTGTGTAAAGTTGTCCAAAAAATCTTTTTTTATCTTTTTTTATTTTCCCTTTTAGCACAATAAAAAAGGTAGTATAGTACCCCCCAGGGGGGGCAAGGGGGTATAATGTACGTGTGTACTGGCAACGGGTGGCTCCCCGACAAAACCGATTTCTACGCATAGTAAGGGGTGGTTAGGTCAAAATTGGATACCAAATGATACCAAATGACACCTTTTGACACCTTGCAATACTTTTGCTATATGTTAAAATGGTATCATATAGCAATATTGAAAAAGTATGGCTATATAGGTTATTTATTTTTTTGTCACATTCTTGTAACTTGCTGAAAAAGACATTTATTATAAGTGTCTTTTTCTATTTATAGGAGACAGTAGTGTTGCCCCCCATGTCCCATTACTGTTTCCTATAAGTGGAAAAGGGTAGATGATAGATGAATTTGGTTGCGTTTATAAGAGATTGTGAAAGAAAAAATAGAATGGATAAGGTTTACAAACTAAAAGAATGGAGAGAACTTCGAGATATAGTTTTAAAGGAATCTCACAACGAATGTTATGATTGTAAACAACTAGGAATTATAACCTTGGGAACTGATGAAGAACCTCTAGAAGTTCATCACATTAATTTTGTAAGAGTAAGACCTGATTTGTTTTTATCCAAGTTTTTTATAGACAAAGATGGAAAAATCAAACCCAATCTAGTGGCATTATGTCATAAGTGTCATGACAAAAGGCACAATAGATTTAGTTCTTCTAGTAATGACTTTATTAATGATGAAAGATGGTGATAATGTGGTACGAAAAAAGAACAAAATTTTAGACTTGAAAAATTCAGAACAGTATCAGAAAGTAAAAAAATCTTTGATTCAACAACTTTCAGATGAAGAAAAAAATATTTCAGATTATTGTTTAGATATAATAGACCATTATATGGCTCTATGGACCACATCAAAGGCACTGGAATCAGACATAGAAGAGCGAGGAGTTACTATTAGTTGGGACAATGGTGGGGGACAAAAGGGAATTAAAAAGAATGATAGTATTGCTGAATTAAATAAAACAATTCAGCAAATGTCAAAGTTACTAGAATTGTTAGAAATAAACCCTAGTGATTCGGTAAGTGATCCAGATGGAGACAACTTATAAGACCCCATTTCCAAAAGATGTAAAAATTTACATTGATAAAATAAAAAAATGTCCTAATGTAGTAAATACAGAAAGACTTTTATTAGTAGAATATTTAGAATATGTATTTCAAAATGAAGAATTGGTTTATTCAGAAGAGCAGATATTAAAATATTTTAGTTATGAAAAATATTTTCCTCATGCTCTTTTTGAATGGGAAAAATTTTTGTTTGTTTTACATTATTGTGTTTTTAGAAAAGATGGTCTTCCAAGGTGGTCAGATTTATTTTTATATGTAGGAAGAGGAGCAGGTAAGAATTATTATCTATCATGGGAAGATTGGTGTGCAATAACCCCAACCCATGGAATCATGGAATATGATATTGATATCTGTGCTACATCTGAAGAACAAGCTATGACCACTTTTAAAGATATTTACAATATTTTAGAAAATGAGACAGACCAAATTAGGAAAAGAATATTTAAAAAAAATTTCTATTGGAATCAAGAGAAAATAGTGAATAAAAAGACCAATAGTACTATTAAATATAGAACTAACAATGCAAAGAGTAAAGATGGGCTACGAAGTGGAGCAGTCAATTTTGATGAATACCATGCTTATGAGACTTATGATAACATCCAAGTATTCAAGACTGGTTTAGGTAAGAAAGAAAATCCCAGAACTACTATAACAACAACAGATGGAGATGTTAGAGATGGTCCTTTAGATAAGAAAAAGAAAACAGCTTTAGATATATTAAACCGTCGAATCCCAGATAATGGACTACTTGTTTTCATGTGTAAATTAGATGATGAGAGTGAAGTAGAAAATATTGAAATGTGGCAAAAAGCCAATCCATCTTTGGAATATAGACCTAGTTTATTAGAGGAATTGAAAAAAGAATATGTAGATTATCTTGAAGACCCAATAAGTAATTCTTCTTTTATGACTAAAAGAATGAATATTCCTAAAGAAAAAGATGACACCCATATTACTTCATGGGAAAATATTTTAGCAACAGGTGAAGAAATAGGAGAAGATGGAAAAATTGCCATCAGAAATGTTCCAGATTTAACTGGAATGAGATGTGTAGCAGGAATAGATTTTGCTTCATTTTCTGATTTTGCTTCCATTTGCTTAATATTTAAAAAAGATTCTACTTATTATACTATTAAGCATTCATGGATATTGAAAAAATCACGAGATTATCCAAGAATAAGAGCACCTTTACAAGAATGGGAAGCAAAAGGATTGTTGACCATTGTTAATGGAGATGAAATAGATCCACACTTATTGACAGAGTGGTTACAATTACAACAATTAAAATATAAAGTTATAGCGATAGCAGCAGACCATTATCGATTTACACTAATTGAAAAAGCTTTTAAAGAAATAGGATTTGATAGTAATGATAAAGAAAGAGTAAAAAGAGTAAGACCAAGCGACATAATGATGGTAGTTGATACTATATCCAGTGCTTTCAATACTAAAAAAGTAGTATGGGGAGATGACCCACTAATAAGATGGGCTGCATGGAATACTAAATTAGTACTAGCTAAAAATGATAATTATGTATATGACAAGATAGAGCCAAAGTCTAGAAAGACAGACTCATATATGGCTTTTGTACATGGAATGGTATTAACTTTATCAATAGAATTAGAGAAAAAACCTATGAAATTTATACCAATTATTAAATTAGGCAAGGGGTAGGAGGTAGTTATGAGATTATGGAAAAAACGAGATGAGGATATTTTTGACTATCTTGACAGTAAAGTAGATAGGGCAAAATTGCAATCATGTTGTTCTCATGAAATAAATGAAATTAATTTTTTAAAATTAGCCGTATATATTGTATCTACTTATATTGCCACTGCTATTTCTACTTGTGAATTTAAAGTATACAATAGCGATGGTTTAATAAAAGATATTAATTATTATAAACTAAACGTATCTCCGAATCCTAATGACACAGGAACTAAACTGAAATATAAGATGGTTAAAGAATTGGTACAAAATGGTGAATCGTTAGTAGTACAGTATAAAAATAATTTATATTTTGCTGAATACTTTGGATATGCAAGTGAATCAATTTTAGGTTATGAATTTGATAATGTAACTATCCAAAATGAACCAATAGCAAAGGAGTTTAATAGAAAAACTTCTTTTTATTTTTCGTTTGATGATGAAAAAGTGAAGTCACTGCTAGATACAATTGATGTTAAATATAAAGAATTACTATCTTGTGCAACTAAAGTATATAAGAATTCATTAAGTAATAAATGGAAATTAAAGATAGATACTGCTAAACAAAATGATCCTACATTTGAGGAAGAGTTCAACGATTTTGTTACTAGTCAATTAAAAGAATTTTTAACCAGTGATGAAGGTGTTTATCCAGAACTTAATGGGTATAATTTAGAACGATTAGAAAAAACAGATAGTAAAAGTGATTCTTCTGATATTAGAAATATTAGAAAAGATATTTTTGATATGGTATCTCAATCTTATAAAATGCCTGTTTCCATGATGTATGGAAATGTTACTAATTTAAAAGAAGTTATTAACCAGTTTATTACTTTTGCAGTTAAACCATATGCTAGTTTAATTGGTGAAGAAATTACGAGAACACTTTATACAGAACAAGAAATATTAGATGGAAACAGAGTGGAAGTAGATATTTCTTCTATTAATTATAAAG